GCCGAGGTGAAAGCGCGGCGCCAGTACATGAAAGATAACCCACACCACGCGCACGAGGATTTTTATATCACCGACGCAGAGGGCGGCATAAAGTTCAAGAGTCGATCAACGGCCATGATACAAGCAGCCCTGAAATAGTGTCCACGGCTGCGATCGTTATCGCCAGGTGGATATCATAACCAAATACGACAGGAGAAACGAATGTCAGAAAACATCGGCAGTTGGGCAAACGCCCAAAAAGAAAACGTAACGGTAGAGACGCCAGAACGTCTGAACGCAGACGCACGGCAGAAGTTACGCCCGTATGAATCTAAGTTTATGTGCTTGAATTTTGAGTACGTCATGAATGAGATTCAATACGGCTGGGCACAGGATCTATCAAGGTGGCCGCAAGTGAAAGATGAGCCTGCACTACTGATCGGCTCAGGGCCGACCACGGACCGGATCATGCCATATCTGAAAGACTGGAAAGGTGCGATATTCTGCAGCACATCGCAAGCCATCACGTGTCTGCACCACGGTGCAGCGGTCAACATCGTACTCTATGATGTGCAGACCAAGTTCAAAGAGTTTACACGGATTGACAGCTGGAAAGATAAAGAGGCCACGTTGCTGTTGCATCCAGCGTGCCCGCCGGGCCTGGTTCGCTTTTGGCGTGATAAGAAGAAATACTACTACTTGCCATACATGCCGTTTGATGCACTGCGTGAAGACGTAATGCCGGAGGCGTATGATTTCATCCGCTCGCGGGTGTTGATGTCTGGTTCTACTGGCGGCATGCAGCTCGTGATTGCCAGACTGCTGGGATACAATCCCATTTTCATGGCTGGCTTAGATTTCGGTTATCCGTTCGATCAAGACAGGTTCACTGAACATTACTTTGATCACGAACAACGTAGCTGGGTTACGGTATTGCCGGGCAAGCCGAGCGGTATCAGCGAGCGCGATGTTGATGAGTGGATAGGCGACAAGTTCACCGTGCAGCAGATCTTGAGTGATAACGGCGTGCCAAGTCTGCTAATCCATGTGTTCTACAAGACACAGTTTCTCAAAATGGCGCGGATGGACAACGCGGGCAAGCCTAAGCCGCAGCTCATCGTTGCGACGCCGGGCGGTATCATGGATCCTGTATTGCCGACTGTTGATTGTAGTGCTGAAGAGTTCGTGAAAACACAAGGCAGAGGCTGGGAGAAGCTCTACAGAACCAATAGCGAAATGATCGACGCCTATGATCGCTATCTGGTGCAGCATGGTGCATTCCCGATACCAGTGCCCGATAGTGATGCACCAGAAGGCAAAGGCGTGGTAACCTTAGACACAGAGGACTGGCGCAAAGAAGTGCCGCTATTCATCGAGAACCAGCTCAAGAAAATCCCGGCTGGGCCGATGAATATGGCAGGTATGACGGCAAGGCCAGACCAGATTGATACGGCTGAGGTGATGAAGTATTTTGAAGACATCACGATGCCGATAGTGAGCGCGGTATGAAACCGATTGAGATCCAACGGGCAAGCCTGATTTCGTCACCTGTTTACACACACGAGTATGAAGTATTGAAGTGGGCGCAAGAGCGTATCCACTTGATACGCTGGCTGAAAGCGGCTGAAGATGGCATGGATTTCGGCAAGGTGGAGATTTTCTGTCAAAATGGCAAATTCACTGCCATGGATGTGTGCATACGTGAGCGTGTGGGATTGACAGAGCCCGACTGATGGCGTATATATGTATTAATTGCGTGTAAATTGCGTGTAAATTGCGTGTAAATTGCGTGTAAATTATCACGTAATTCTAGGGATGGGGTAGCTTACGGATAACCCGGGCGAGGCGTGGACTGAACTCACTCTGCGGAGTGTGAAGTACTTGGTCCACGGCTCGCCCTTTTTTTGTTATGGCACAAAAACAGTTCTGGTATAAAAACAACGGACGTAGTACCGGGATGCGCTATGATTTCACCAAGGAACAGATACTAGAAGCCATCAGCGGCGTGCGGAACATGAGCCACCTGGCGCAGCGGCTGGGCTGTTCGTATTATACCGCCAAGAAATATGCGAATAAGTGGGAATGCACCAAAGAGGCCTTTCACATCGAATGGGAAAAAGAGAAAGATTGGGCAGAGTCGCAGCTGCACAAGCGCATAAAAGAAGGTGATGTGCGTTGTCTGTTGTACTTTCTCTCCCGTATGGCCAAAGATCGTGGCTGGGGTGAAAGCATGGAGATCAACAGCAATCAGAGCATCAACGGGCTGGTGATTATACGCCATGCAGGCATCGAAGATGAAGAAGACAGCGCCAGTAGCGATTGATCCGCTACCGGAACAGCAGAGATTCATTTTCACACGTGCCAAGTTTGCCGCTTATGTCGGTGGGCTGGGAAGCGGTAAGACATGGGCGGGATGCTTGCGGGCGATGTTACGCGCTATCCGTGGCGAAACTGGATTGATCCTTGCACCGACATACACGATGCTCCGAGATGTTACACAACAGACGCTGATTGAGCTGTTAACGTTGGGCAGCTGGCCATACGATCACCGCAAAGCTGAAGAGAAAATCGTGCTGTATAGGCCGGAGAACTCCGAGATGGTGACGGCAGGTGTGATACTCTGCCGTTCGGCTGATCAGCCCGATCGTATCCGTGGCCTGAATCTCAATTGGTGCTACATCGATGAAGCTGCGTTGGTGAGTGAGGACGTTTGGAAGATCGTTCTAGGACGTATACGATACGGACAGAATCCTGCTGCATGGGTGACTACTACACCAGCCGGGTTTAATTGGATTCACCGCTACTGGGTGGAAGAGCAGCGCAAGGGATACAAGCTGTTCCAGACGAGCACGCGAGAGAATCGCTATCTACCGGCAGAATATCTGGCCGATCTGGAAGCCAACTATAGCGCAGAGTTTGCCAGGCAAGAGATTGAAGGCGAGTTCGTAGCGTTTGAAGGCTTGGTGTATTCTGAGTTTTCACGCAAGGCGCATATTGTGGCGCCGTTCGATATACCTGATAGCTGGCAGCGCGTGCGCTCGATTGACTACGGTTATACCAATCCGTTTGTGTGCCTTTGGGGTGCACTTGATGAAGATGGGCGCCTGTATATCTATGATGAGCACTACCAGAGTAAAACGCTGATCAGGGATCACGCTGCATCAATCCAGGAACGCAACCATCAGATAGCGTGGACGGTGGCTGATCACGATGCGCAAGATAACGCCGAGATGCGTGCTGCCGGTGTCTACACAACCAACGCCAAGAAAGACGTGAGCCGCGGTATCCAGGCAATCAAGGCACGGTTGCGTATTGCAGGCGATAGCAGGCCACGTCTGTGCATATTTGATACTTGCCTGCATACTCTTAAAGAGTTCGGCTACTATCGCTGGCCACCTGAGCAGCTGGGCAAGCCAGAGAAAGAGGATCCAATCAAGGAAGCCGACCACTGCATGGACGCGCTGCGTTACATGGTGATGCAGCTGGACGATCAGACAAAGGTTATCAAGTCGTTATACGAGATGATGCGGGAACAGGATATGAGCACGGTGATAAGCTGAGGGAGGGAACGATGCCCATAGATCAGACAACGATCAACGACACGAAGGGCGAGGAATACATTAGCAGCAAAGAAGGCCGCGACGCTGTGCCGTTGGGTGATGGTGAACAGATCACGGTGATTGCTGACCAGGAACAACGTCGAGAGACGCTGCAAAAGCGACGCCTGGTATATGAGAACGAGTGGGATGACATCCTTGAAGAGGAACTACGGCGCCAGTTCGTAGCCGAGACGTTCAAGAATATCAAGCTGATGCTGGATACATCACAAAACGTTTTCCGACGCATCATCCGAGAGATATGCACGATCTACAAAGAAGGCAGCCAACGTGAACTTGTGATTGGTGACGATGTGCGAGATGTTCCGCGCTGGGATGAGCTACAAGAGCAGCTGAAACTTGACTGGGTACTCGGCGAAGCGCACCGACTGAGCAAAGCCACTACATGCTGTTTCATTCGTGTCTACTACGTTGAGGAAGAGGGCAAGATTCTGCTTGAGCTGATTCCGCCAGATTATGTGCAAGTGGATTTGAAGACGCGCAATCCGTTCGAGATGGCTGGGTTTGGTTTCCGCGTAGAACGGCCAAACAAGAAAGACGAGATGATTGCTGCATGGGTGTACTACACACCGGAACGAATCTACTACCTGGATGATGGCGGCAGCGTGATTGCCAATCCATGGGCAGACGAGCCGTCAGAAACGGATATTGAGAATCCTTACGGTATCATTCCCGTAGTGCCTTTCCACGCTACGGCGCCTGTACGTGATTTCTGGCGTATCAATTGGAATAAGGATGCATACCATGCAAATGGTATCATCGGTGTTTTGAACACCTACCTGAACTATCTGGTGAAAACGCAGTCATTCAAGCAGGTGTATTTCAGCGCCGATCAAATCAGCAAGGATCTGTTGAGTGGTATCTTTGATCCGCTGTATCCGGTGCCGTTGCCTGCTGGCACAAGTGCTGGCGTGTTGGATCTGCAGACACGTGTTGAACAGATAGACAAGGTGATCCGAAACAAGATCACATCGATTGCCGGAAACTATGCTATCAGTCCTGAGAACTTTACCATCAGTGGCAACGTTCAAAGCGGCTTTGCGCTCAAGGTAGCGAACAGAGCGCTTGAAGAGATCCGCGATGCTGACAAGTTGCTGGCGGCTGAGGTGGAAAAGAACCTATTTAATGTTATTCGTGTCGTGAATAATACTAGCCGTGCAGCGCTGTTACCTGAAGACGCAAAGCTACGCTGGAATCCCGGCGAGATCAGCTATCCACCGACATGGGAAGAGGAAGAGAAAAAGTGGAGATTCGAGTTTGATATCGGCGTATCCAATCCGGTGGACTACATGATTGAGCAGGATCCAGAGTTGACACGGGATCAGGCGATGGAACGCATGGGGATGATTCGAGACGAGAACACCGAGATCAAGCCGAAAGCGTCGCTGGCTGAGCAGTTCTTTAATCGGCCAGAGAAAGCACCAGGCGTGGCATAATGGCGATACGCAAGCGCGGCAAAGGCTTTTCAGTAGTGCACTGTCACGGTAAGAAGAAAGGCAAGACAATCGGTAAGCACAAGACAAGGAAAAAGGCACTGGCGCAGCATCGAGCTATTCAGTCTAACAGGAGAAGGCGCGGAACGTGAAGAAGGCAATCGGTTGGGTTAACCAGTTTGGTGTATACGTCTTCTGTTTTGCTGGTGTGATATGCACCAAGGCTATACCAGATCTGCGGGCAGGAGATTCAACGTTTGTGTTGCCGAGCTGGGAGACGTTGGCTGGATCTGGTTTCATCGCGCTGTTGGTAGTGGCCATACAGGAACGCATGGGCGATAAGGTGGGCAAACACAAGCGGTTTTTCAGGCGTGCATCCGCGGCGTTCCTATGGGGCTACTTTTTCCAGGAGATTGTCGAGAAAGCGCTAGAGTTTATCAAATAGGAGTGAGACATGGCAAAACATGAGGTGAACGTTCAGACGGTGAATCCGCAGGACACGCAAGAGAAAGAGATAAGCACGCAGACAGGCCAGCTGATAACACGCAAGGTACAAAGGGCCAGCAAAAAGAAAGATTATGTCAAATGGGGCAAGAACTACCGAGGCGAACACAAGCGCGAGCTTGATGAAAAAGAGGACGTATGAAGTTTGAAGAATCCATATTGCGAGCCATCTACGCTTACTTTCTCTGGGAAGCCGAAGGCGATAAAAACGCCATGACGCAATGGCTGGATCTGCATTCGGCACGCATCGCATCCAAGGAAGGCAAGTTGGCCTACCCAGTGCGTGAGTTCCTTGAGAAAAGTGATCTAGCGCCACAGGGCGCCAAGCGGCCACGTGGTAGGCCACCAAAGAATAGAGATGCCATCACAAGTTGATAAGGTACGGCAGTACACACGGGATTTGATGAATCTCGAACTTGAAGCCGAGCAGGAGATATCAGAACGCTTGCAGAGCCTGAACTTGAAACGTGTGTTGGCGAATCCTGAAAGCATCAAGGTGATCTATGAGGATCTGGTGGTTGAGTTGATCCAGCGTCACGGTAAGCAGGCACAGCGGATAGGGAAACGATTTGCCAAATCCATATGATGCAGTGCCAACATCAGTGAAGTTCGATCTAAGCGATCTACCGCACTTTCTAAAGATACAAGGTAAGACGATTGCCCGCGGTATCGTGAAAGGCATCGATCAGCGTGAAAGTCTAGACGGCGGCCCGCAGAAATCGAATGCACCGAGCACGGTACGCAAGAAAGGCCATGATCATCCGTTGATTGGCGGTGCTCACGATTCACCGCAGCTATCCAGAGAAGCTAACTATAACGTGACGATGAGCAAGCCGAATGAAGTGCAGATATCGATCAAGCCGATCAGGGCGGCTGCTGGTGTCTATGTAGAGCGCAAAGGGTACAAGTTTTTTGGTATCACCAAGCTGGCAAGCAAGATAGTCTTAGCTAACTGGGATCGCTACGTGCGCGGCAAGGTTCGCAGGATGTTTGACTGATGGGTAAGGCTACCGTATTCAATTTCGATACACTCGCAGAAGAGCAGTTGATCACTATCGGTGTTGACGCTGAGACTGCTGCACAGAATGTGCGGGCCGAAGTGCAACGCATGCTGGCCGCGGGCATGGAAGAGACGCAGATTATTGATCGGTTGGATGATGACTGGCGAACAGAAGGCCGGATATTTGGTGGCCTGCGTACACGAATGCGTGAAGCTGTCGGCCTTGGCTTGGATGACGTAGCACAAGGCGAAGTGATTGATGAGTATCTCGGTACAGAGACATGGCAATGGGTGACTACTAGTGCGGATCCATGTCCAGACTGCAAGCCGCGTCACAACGAAACGGCAAGTTATGAACAGTGGCGAGCACGCGGGCTACCGCGATCAGGTTTCAGTGTGTGCGAGAAACGCTGTCGCTGTGTGCTGATACCTGAAGACAAGGCAACGGACGAGCTATCAGAGCCGGTGATAGTGCCGACGCTGACGGAGTTGAGAAAAGAGTATCAAGGGAGACAAGCGGCAACGCCACGGCCTGGTACATTTGCTCCATTAGCGACAGTGGCGCAAGCGGAAACGTGGGCAAGAGATAACATTTTATGGGCGACAAGTACGCCAGAGATAGCAGTAAACAAATTCAACACATTTCAAGCTAATGCAGTGCTTGCAGAGATGGCACATATACAAGCTAAATATGGCCGGATTCCTAGACTGAAGGGTATTAAGACGGTAACATCGAGCAAGTTTGCTGCACGCATGAATGGCAATACCGGGATACTGGAAATTGACAACAGGCAAACTGATGCAACATGGCGACGCCGCGTGCAATCTGGTATCGAGCCATCATTAAAGCCGGGGCTGGCTGGTTTAGTTGACCATGAATTGGGGCATGCGTTTACACCGGCCATATTTGAAGCAAGAGGCAAAATGACGGCATTTGGCAAGAGTGTGGATGCTTTTCATAAAGCCAACAAGTCAAAGATTGAGAATACACTAGGCGCTTATGCGGCATCGGCACGACATGAGTTTGTGGCTGATGCTTTTGCTATGCGTGAAAAGGGTACTGCGCCCAAATGGGTGACAGATTGGTTGTCAGGAGAAGGGATATAATGTTGCCACATATTAGCTGCGCTACATGTAGACATTTACATCTTGATGGTAAGCGCGAATGCGAAGCGTATCCTGTAGAAATCCCCATAGTGATTCAAATTGGCGAGCACAATCACCGCAAGCCATACAAAGGCGATCAAGGCATTCGATACGAGAAGGTGAAGCCATGACAGATTCCCAACTATTCAAGCATTTGCGCACGATGCACTACACCAAGACTGAGAATATGAATCTGCGCCAGGATGAGCGCACGCACTATAACGAACGCGACATACTCGAAGAGCTGTATCATCGCGGATATACACACAAGCAGGTTGTAGCTATTCGACATGGATTAGAAAGTGAGCAAATTTCGTAGGTTAGGGCTTGACAGCAGGCCGATAGGAGTGTAAGCTATGAGTAAGATTGGCAAGGTTCAACCGTGGTTGGATCGGGTTCATCTTCAGTGGTTCGCTGAAGATAACGGCGCAGGAAATGCCGAATCAGACAAAAACGAACCGCCGGGCGGAGATCAAACCGCTGCCAGTGGGAATGCTGGCAATACAAAGCCCACCGGCCAATCCGAGGCCGTAAAGCCCAGTTCGGGCATGGATGGCGAAGCTGGTTCAGCAGCTGAGCTGAAAACTCAATTAGATAGTGCCAATGAGCAATTGGCGAACTTGCAGGCTGTGCACGCTGAGATGAAAGACAAAGAGCGTGCGAAGCAGCAGGCAGAACAAGAGAAGCGCGGAGAGTTTGAGACTTTGTACACTGATGCAAAGACCGAACTGGAAAAGCTAACACCTGAGCGCGATCGGTACCGTTCCGTTCTCGATGCGTTGCTTGAGCAGGAACTTTCTACGCTCCCTGAAACTTTTGATCGTTCGCTGATTCCAGAAGGAGATCCAACCCAGCAGTTGGGCTGGATTCAAAAAGCTAGGGCGTCTGGTGTCATAAAGACGCAGTCCAAAGGTGACGGCACAGTGCCATTCAGTGGCACGCAAGATGCTACGGTTTGGGCTGAGATCTATAAGAAATCGACGCCTGTATAGGAGATAAACAGTGGCAACACTCAATGGATATTCGGGCACATTGATGGACATCGCCAAGCGGATTGGTGGTGCTCAGCCTGAGTTCATACGCGCGTTGTCAGCGGCAGAACACGGGGCAGGCTTTAGGGCGCTACCGTTCAAACCGATTTCAGGATGGCAAGAACCGTTCATGCGTCAGACGGCGCGGCCGACGGTATCATGGCGCCACATCGGTGGAAACGTGACGGCTTACAAGTCTGATCGTGAGCCATGGGAAGAAAGCATCATGCTTTTGAGTGGATTCAGTAAAGTGGATCGACTCTTGGCAGATGCGGATCCCAGGGGAGCGCGTGTATATAGGCAAGAGGAAGACAGCGACTACTTGGAAAGTATTGGCTACCAGCTGTCTTATGGACTCTTTTACGGATCTTCTGGCTCAGATGATGCACAGCCTGACGGGCTGATGCAACGCCTACCGACTGGCGGAACGTGTACTGTGAACGCTGGCGCAACGGATGAAACCTCATCCATGTACGCCATGCGGCTGGGATTCAAGCAATTTCATGGTATCTACAATCCATCGGCAACCGGCGGCAAAATCATCGAGGCGAGAGACTACGGAGCAACGGTGGATGAAACCACCACTGCAGGCGCTGGGAATGAAGTGTATCGCACTTATTTCAACGCGGCTGTGGGATTTGCTCAGAAACACCCATACTCAATCGGCAGGATCTACAAGATCAACAGCAGCAACACACCGACTGCAAACGATATGTTTAGCTTGTTTAGCAAGATGGAAGGCAAGCCGGATCTATTTGTGTGCAGCTGGGTAACTGCTGGTTACGTGGGTAGTCTCAAGAGCAGTGCGTTGCACATGGTGCCAGATGATTACCGATATGATGTTGAGGTTTCAAATGTGATGGGTATCCCGTTGACTGTTGACGTGGTGCTTTCAGATTCGGAATCCAGCATTACACTTTAGGGGGTAGATGATGGCAACTTATGATGGCAGATTGAAAACCAGCATCATCGATACCAATCTTTTGTTTGCTGACGGTGCAACATGCCCGGGGGCTATTGCGAGCGCAGGAAGTACCAGCGTTACAAGCACGAACCTAGTAGATATGCAGGCCACCAATTTCAGGCCGAATTATCCACCGAAAATCAACATTGTATTTCCGGCAAGCCTTCCGCTTACGAGTGCTGAGACTGTAGAGGTACGAATACAGGACAGCGCGACAAGCGGCGGAACTTATACCACGCGCTGGATGCAGGATCTCAACAATGAGACTATATCATCCGGTGATGCTTTGAGTGTTGGTATATCGAACAGCTTGCGATATCTAAGGGTGCAGCTGTACTTGAGCAACACGGCCGGTACCAGTGATCTGAGTTCTTATACGTATACTGCGTACATTGATCCACTGGTAACGTAAACAAGGGATGCTGTAATGAAACAGCAGCTCCAGGAAGACAGCACAACTGATTCTCTCCAAATTACGATTTGGGATCATAACCGCAGGGAGATTCCCTCTGCCGGGACTATCTCGATCTATGACGGGCCAACGCAGCTGGTATCATCGGCCACGGCTACAATCGCGGCTGATGGTACGTGCAGCTACACGCCAGGCACCACGGTAACCGATGTTGAAGAGGAAAACCTTAAAGCGGAATGGACACTAACGATTGATTCTGAAGCCAAGGTGTTCATACAACTCTTTGATGTTGTACCTTATCCGCTATATCCGATGGTTACCGATGAAGACTTGATTAGCGAATGCGCACAGCTGCAAGAGGAACGATATTTGGCCTATGGTACTGCCGACAGTGGTACCACGACAATGTTAGTAGATATAGATCTATCTGAATATCGGGATAATCACTGGCAGGGGGGTACCCTGGAAATAACAGCAGGCACGAACAGTGGCAGCAAGCGGATTGTGTCGGCTTTTGCCAAAGACACCGGCACTGTCACTGTAACCAGTGCTTTCGGTTCGGCGATTGACTCTACGTCAAAGTATCTGCTACGGCGGACGTTTCAGCGCGAGATTGATCGGGCGTGGGATGATCTGCAGGCCAAGATTCTGCAGAAGGGAAACCGGCCCGCGCTTATCATGAACAGCGATGAACTGAAGCCCGTGCATATCATGACGACACTGGAGAAGATTTGCCGAGACTTGAGCACTACAGAAGGTGATATCTGGTGGGCAAAAGCCACGCATTACATGGAGCAGGCATCAGCATGGTGGAATAATGCGGTGTTCATTTATGACGTGAATGAGGACAAGGTGCCTGATACAAAGCTGCGCAACGTGCTGGAGATGCGACGTTGATTGCTGCGGCATGCGACACGATAGATACAGAGTTGCGGGAATTAGGATATGTCAAAGCCGACTCTGAAGAGACGCTACGGGACAGACGCTACATCATCCGCATGGATGAACTCGTTTCTGATAACCAACAGAGAGGAGCGGCGTCGTCTGGCGTCGTGCGTGTGTCCCGTATCGTACACGTGCGGGTTCAGTATGCCGAAAGCAGACGCCGTGCGCGGTGGTATAGAGATGTCGCTGTTGATCAAGAAACGATCTCGGTAGCGCTATACGTAGCAACACCGAGTAGCGTATCGTGGTCTCTATCAATGGCATCGATTGAAGAGAGAGAAGACGGTGCAATATCAGATATTGCTATGTACTGTCTGGGGCAAATTGAATGAGGAGTAAAAGACTATGGCGATAGGTGACGCACATGCTGGCCGAAACATGTATGTGGGCGTGGCCATTCAAAATGGCTTCGCTGAAGCTGCAGGTTCTGGCGGCACATCAGTAACCTACTACGAACCGGATGAGGTGCGTGGTGGTATACAAGAGTTTACCGAAATCGCCAGCAACCGCAGGATGAACACGAGATTCCGCGGTGCAGGATATATCGGAACGCAGTCTGTGCCGTTCGGCATGACTGTAGAATTGAATCCCATGAATGCAGGCACGCTGCTTGCGCTGGTGATGGGTACCGAATCATTGACGGTGCTCGTGACAGCACAATCAGCAACGCACAAGTTTTACCCGGCTGAGAATCTGCGCTATGGCACGATCTGGCTATATAGTGCAGGCGCCGCGGATAATAGCGCCACGGATAATGAGCACAAGATTATCAATTTCAAAGTCACCCGCGCCAGTATAGAGGGTGGCATCGATGATGTGGTGCGATTGTCGATTGATGGTATCGGTACTGATCACAGTGCTGTGGCGGCAACCAGCCCGAGCTTTACCAACGTAAGGCCATTCTTTCTAAACAGCGTTGAGGGCTTGGGTACCTTGAGCATCGGTAGTGCGATTGGCAGCGTGTCTCAGTTCGATGAATGCAGACGTATGCGGATGGAGATTGACAACGCGGTGAGTCCTGATCAACGCATCGATAATGATGCATCAGCTGCAAGTATCCGCGAGGGTGACAGCAGTATCACAGGCATGTTTGATTGCATCTATAACGGCAACACTTACGCCGAGATTGATGCTTTCACGCTTGGTAGTGACAGGGCCTTTACGTTGTCGGTGAATAGTACGACTGCATTCTACACATCGGAAGTGTATAATTGCACGCTAGGCATGGAACAGGCCCGCTACAACGGCGCTAATCCATCATGGGATCCAGATCTGTTGAGTATCGAGCTTCCGTATATCGGCGAGCTGGCGAGTAGTGCAGCAGTCTACATTCAGATAACCAATTCTGATGTAGTGACATATACGTACTAGCGGAGGTGCAACGAATCATGATCGACGGACTAAAGGCCAGAGATGCAACCAGCGTTGACTTAGGTGATTTCTTTGCCAACGGTAACAAGGTAGAGGTGAAGCTAAGGCTGCTGACGCCGTATGAGAAAGAACAACTACGGGAATTGATGATGCAGGGCGTGAAGTTCGAACCTGTAGAAACACAGGGAGCACGTTCTAAAGACAATCCCGGTTTTGCACCACTGCCGCTTATAGAGGGCAGTGCACAACGGCGGATGAAGATACGAGATCAAAAACTTACGTGGGCCGTAGTTGAACACACGATTACAGAAGACGGCAAGCCTGCTGAGTGGAATGCTAAGCTGTGGGAAGCGCTCGATGCTGCTGATCCGCGCATACTTGAACGGGTGACAGAGCAGGTAGACGTTGAAAACAAGCTGAACGTAGAGACGGCAGAAGCGGCAAACCCTACCTAACCGCGCAAGAGATAGCCGAAGTCAACGCTGGTGTTGATCTGGGTTTTAGTGGCCAGAGCAGGCCGGTGGCAAAACCGGGATCATTGAAATGGTTTGGACAATTGAAATGGGGATACTATATCAACCTATTTCTCCGCCTGGCAGCGGGAGAGTCCTACGCCTTCAGTGCTCTCCCGTATGCTGGCGGCTACCTGGAAAACTGGGCACGGGATCCACGCCTGATGGCTATACTGGAAACCGTGCAAACACGCATGCGCATGAAAGCAGCCGAGAAGAGGCAGGCCGATGCCGATAGACTCAGAAACAAAAGTATTAATCTTAAAGGTCCAAAACGAGCTAAGCGGTGAGCTGCGGCGGCTGAACCGCGATTTCCAACGTACCAACACAGAGAGTCAGAAACTCATCAAGCAAAGCGTTACGGGCTTTAAGAACATGGCGCTGGCTATCGGTGGTGTCGTGGCTGCGATGCGTGTAGCTGCACGGACTGTGCGTGCTGGTATCGATCAAATGCAGTTGGTAGCACAGGCTGAGCAAGTCAAGCAAGCATGGACGTCCATGGCGCAGAGTGTTGGCCAAAGCGCACAAGGCATTATAGACGAGCTGGCTGCTGCAGCAGGTGGCACGGTTAGTCAGTTCCGCTTGATGCAGACAGCATCGCAAGCGGCTTTGTTGGGCATACCGATGGAACACCTGGTTGGTATGATGCGCACAGCGCGTGCATCGGCCACGGCGCTGGGCGGTGATGTGACACAGATGTTTGATGATATCGTGCGTGGTGTTGCCCGTGGCAGCGTGATGATACTTGATAATCTGGGCATCAAAGCCACAGGTGCGGTAAAGAGATACGCCGAACAACTGGGCAAGACTGAAGCACAGCTGACGGGAGTTGAACGTCAACAGGCGCTGTTGAATACGGTGCTGGCTGAGTCTGAACGCATCCTTGGCATGGTTGGTGAAGTCGGTCAGACGGTAACAGATGCAGAGCGCTGGCAGCGCGTGACTACGGCAGCTGAAAACTTCAGGATCGAACTATCTGACAACTTGCTGCCCGTGTTCAGAACCTTGACTGATATTTCACTTGGCTTTCTTGATACCTTATCAACCGCGTTCGATTATCAAACTACACTTAGAGCAGCAGGCACGCGCAGCATCGAGGATATTGCATCGATGAACCGTGCAGAGATTGAAGGCACTATCAGGGTACTGCAGATAGAAATGGCCAACCTGTCAACGCCTATGGGCCGTATACTGCGCGGCGTTGGTATATCAGGTGCTGAGGAACTGACTGCACAGCTGGATATACTGATTCAGCGCTATCAAGGCCAGCTTATGAATATGCCGATTGCTACGGGTGCGCCTAATGCGGGAGTAGCTGCAGCACAACAAGCCAATATAGCGCGGGCGCTTGGCGCACCTAATGTGATTTCACCAGACGAGATGGCGCAGAAGATAGCGAAAGCGAATGCCGAAGCTGCTGAAACAGCACGACAAGAGATGTTGTCCATATGGCAAGAGAATGTTGAAGCACAGTATCGAGGCCAAGAATTTGAAAGAGAATATCATGAGGCTAATTTTCAGGCAGCTTTGAAAGACATTCGGGAACAGCAGGCCGTAGATGCACAAGCCGAGTTTGATCGACAGAAAGCCGCGGATCAACGCGAGTCGATGCTTGAAGCATTAAAAGCGGTAGAGGATGAAATAAAATGGCGGCAAGTGGAGGCGTTTCAGAACCTTGACATGGCCTTGACTGATACGGAAGGTGCACTGTCGCAAGGCTTACAAGATCTTGTGACAGAGACGTTGACACCAGAGACGCCATTTTCAGGTGATTTTGTCGATTTCATGGATAATCTATGGACAGGTGTAGGAAAGCTGATTGACCTGAATCCAGATCTATTACTTATGTGGGGCACGATTGACGCAATCATGGCCATGTTTGCAGGCTTTGCGTCAATCGTGGGACCATCAGTTGAGGGCATCTTGTCGGATATCTTTGGCGTGTTTGAAGCTATCGGGCAATTTGCAGGCACGATTCTACTGCCGATTCTGAGGCCGATTGAAATCTTTGTCAGTGGCGTGACGTCTGCAACGGCCGACGCATTAGGCGAGCTGTTCAAGGCAGTGGCGCCAGCGTTTGGGGCGATCGGTGATATACTGACGGGAATTCTCAATCCGGCGTTGGCGGTGCTAGAGCCCGCGTTGAAGCTAATAGGTTCTCTGTTCGCGTCGTTGACGCCGCTGTTTGAGTTAATCGCGGGAGCGATTCAGCTGGCGTTTTCACCTATCAGCCTGCTGCTAATCGGTACGATGAGCGTGATCAATCTAGTGATAGAGCAGATCAATAAGCTGCTGGTATTGGCAGGCCGTTCGGCGGTGGA